CATCCCTCACTTACGACGGTATGTTAGACTTCCTCAGGTACCCTCTTTTGCTTTAGAGCGTACAGAGTCTGTCTCTACCAGAACTAAGTATTGTGATGATTTTGGAGGAACGTTTTCAGGACCCTTTGGTTCTAAGGATGAAGATCTGAATGCAGAACTTGCCTTAGTCTTTAGGGAAATGAACTCGGACCCATATTGCTTGGGTAAAGTGGTTCCAATTCCAGACAAAGGAAAGTACCGTAATATATTAATAGGAAACTCTGCTCTCCAATTGAAGACCAAGAAATTGGCCGATTGGTTGAGGAAGTTTCTCTGGGAACAACCGCAGATCGCATCCGGTAATCAGAAAAGAATGTCTGACTTCTGTATTGAATCCCTTAAGGGAAATAAATACATGATGTCGATAGATCTATCTGAAGCTACAGATCGATTATCTGTCGATCTCCAGATAAAACTATTAACCTCGATGGGGGTCCCTCCTGAGTTTCTTTCCTTCCTTGTTCGTCTACCCTTCTATTACGACGCTAAAGCGTTTGGTAAGGAAGGAGGTAGGTTACAAGGCAGGTACTCAAATGGACAACCCATGGGATTGTTTATATCCTTTCCAATGTTCGAGTTAGCACACTTTGTTATCCTCAAATTCAGTTGTGCGGGTTTTAACGCCGACTTCCGAATTTGTGGTGATGATGTTGTGATAGCTTGCGATAAACCAGAGACTGGTGACATCATTTATAAAAGATATTCCAACCTTATAGAAAGGTTTGGAGGTCTTATCTCAAAAGGAAAGACCATGATGTCGACTAAGTTTGCCGAAGGAGTGGGTGCTTTATTCCTAAAGGGAATACCTAAGGAAATTCGTATCCCTAGTGGAAAGCTTTCCACACTTGAGGCCTTCGCTCCCTTTACTTGGGTGTACCGGGAAATAGTCCGTGAAACGCCGATCGGCAGGGCTCTCATGTTTTCTTGGTTGTCAACCAAGTTATTCAAGAGATATACCTACGACCAAAGACGAAGCATGAACGAATTCATGGTAACATCTGACCTGAGTGATTGGAGCATTGAAGCTCTTAGGTCACTATCTAAACCAGATCATATGCCTACAGAGTATTACATATTTGATGAAACCTATTATTCTTTCTGGAGGAATACTCCTGCAGAGAATATAGATC